GTTTCTCGTGAGTATAACCCATCTTGTCCATACGAACATGATCGTCATAAGTCTTGGCCTCGTAACCTTTGCCCGTCTTCGGATCATACATCGTGTGAGGTTTGAAATCCTTTTCAGTATAAACCTCAACGTTCTTTGTGTGGAGATCCTTGAAATCTTTCTCTCCCTTTGAAGTTGGTTCGTCAACCTCTTTAACACTCTTCTTCTCAATGATAGAAGTGACTGAGGCAAGTAAATCTTTTGATATGTCTTGTATGTTCATTTTTAATTATACTTTAAAATTGATCCCTATCCATTGCGGCGTTTTGTGCCATGTCCGATTCGAGATCGAGTTCACTCGCCTCGTTACTAATATTATTGATCTGGTCTCTAAATCTATCGTTGGGTACGAACTTGTTCTTTCGAACGTCTTGATTAAGTTTGACAAGGATCTTTTGGGCCTTGAGAAGTTCGGTGATTGCTTTGTCGTTTAACTTACGATCTTTGGGTGAAAATGGATCGGGTGAAACTCTTGCCTCTGAAGTTAAAACCTCCCCCACGCTGTCTAATAATTCTTTTGATGTATCCTGTATATCCATTTTTATGCTTCTACTCCTGCTTGTTTTTTTAAGTTTTTGACTCTTTCTGCCTCTGCCTTTTTGATTTTGGGTAGAAGTTTCTTTGCGATCTTTTTGATGAGTGCTTGTTTTTTCTCGACCTTTTTGTCAAGTTGAATTTTTTCTGAGTACGACAATTCTTGGTATGACTTACCCTTTACGAACTTCGCCCTTACTGCGTCGCGAGCCTGTTTCATTGCCCGTGTCTTAAGTCTCTCGGGGTCGGCCTTTTTCTTCATCGCGATCTTTCGTTTCATCGCGATCTTAGGCGCCAACCTCTTCATGATTCTTCCTCTCGCTATCCTTTGTTGAGGAGTAAGAGGTTTCTCTGACAAATATTCTTTAAATCCTATCATTTTTATTTTCCGCTAAACATTGCTATTGATCCAGTGACTGCACCGGCCACGGCAGTGACCATTACCCAGAAGAACTTTGAAAAGGCCGAAAGCTTTCGTTCGTTTTCGTTAGCTTTAGACTCAACTGCCCTGATTCTCTCATCGGTAGTCGAGAGTTTTTCGAGAGCATTTCCGACAGTATCTTCAAGATTGTGTATTTTCTCTTCGGCCCTCGCAAGTGAGATAATGGCTTCAGACAACTTATCAATCTTTTGTTCAATTCTATCGAGTCTGTTTGCTTCGTCCTTTGTCATTCTTCCCATAAAGTTTTTTATTAATTTCTTTTATATGACTTGGCGTTGATTGTAGTGTGATCGATTCAGCTATCTGAACTACATTTCCTGTATTCCCAAGAACACACTCAATCATCGCAAGTTTTCGTTGTATGTCGATTGAAAAAGAATCTTTCAAACGACCGCCGGCATCTTTTATCCACTTCTTTGCGATAGGACTTTTGATGGGACTCTTGGCGAACTTACTTACTTTCTTGTACGCACCAAGTGTAGCCTTTTGCCAGTTTGCACCTTCAGAGTTATCAACAACCGTAAAGTCACCACCAAAGAAGTTTTGGAATTTACCGATATTGTCCTGAACTTCTTGCCACATAACCTTTACCTTATCCGCACCGAGAGTTCTTGCTCTCTTTGCATCACGGGCAATTGCAGTTTCGAGGTTGGTGTTGACAAAAATCATTCCAACAGCGTAACCGATCTTTTTCAGAGCAGTGGCTTGTTTTTGAATTTTTGCAAAGTCTTTTCCGGTTCCGTCGATGACCAATCCAAGTCTTCCGTCGAGATAAAGATCCATCTTCTTCGCGGTAAGTTTCTTTGCTCCCTTGCGAACTTCTTGACCTTTTGGACTGAAGATGTCTTTTGGTGTTGCTTTCAATCCTACTTTCTTTAGAGCAAACTCAAACACTTCATCAGAGTTCACGATACGGAAACCTAAGGCACCTAGACCTGTCTTACCGACCGTAAAGGACTTACCGGATCCCGGCCCACCTGCTAAGAATATTGCTTTGAAAATTGCAGGATCGTCTACTCCTTCTTCGATATCTTTTTCAATGCCTTCTTTCATTTCGCGAACTGTCCAACCTTGTTTGGGGACTTTATCGTAAAGTTCTAATTCAGTTCCCTTTGGTGAGAGAACTGATAGGATTTCTGCTCCTTTGAACTTACGGACTTGAAATTTAAACTTAGTGCCAGGAAATTCTTTTGCATACTCTTTTTTGATTTGATTAAGAGTGAGATATTTAACTCCTTCATCCACCAAAACCTTTTTTCGAGCGACAGTTTTATCTAGTTCCTTCTTCTTATCTTTGTGAACCTGAGTCTTTGCTCCCATCATTCCCGACTTATTCTTTCGGACATTGATGCCGGGCCCTGGCCCAGTACCTTCTGATACGGGAGCAGCAGTTAGAACAACCTTTGCGTCCCTTCCTTTACGTTTCAAAGTTGCAACCATCTTGTCGGCAAGTCTTTTACTACGGACAACTTTCCAAAAGGTTTTCTTTCCTTTGAACATAATGGCGTAATTGTTGGAACCTTCCTTTTCAAGTTCCTGTGCGATCTCACGCCGCTTAAAACTACTAATTTCTTTCAACTTGCCCATGTTTTCTATTTATAATTTACTCTTCTTCTATACGTATCAATAAGTCGTCTTTTCCACTAAAAACTCTATGAAACGTATTTTTTTCTATGTAATATTCTTTACCTTGTTCTAGTTTCTTTGGCAACTGATTATCCATTTGAAGTTCCCAACTCTCACCTAAAACGATATGAATTATTCTGTTGTTTTCGTCTCGATGCCATTCTAACTCCGAGGATTCTGCATTTGCGAAGATCTTGCGAAAGTGAAGATCGTTTCGATAAAAATCTTCGTAACTACCACCATCCATTTGGATTATCAACTTGCATACCTAAAGATTTTGCGAAACGAGGTAGACGACAAGACCAATAGGATGGTTTTGTTTTATCATCTCTTGTGTCACATTTATGACGAGCCGCAAAGGATTTCCTTGCCTTGGGATCGTTCAGTTTTACTTTGAGACCTGTGGTATCTCCAAAGGAGATCTTCCTGATGTTTTTTGTTTTTGGATCTCGAACATAAACATAGAACTTTTTGTTGCCACCTCTTTTGGGTTTGTTCAGTTCTGGATCCTCTTCATTGAGTGACTCGTTCCAATCCTCAATTGACTCGACCATTGGCCAGTCCAACGGGACTTCATATCCCTTATACTTGGAGATCTCTCCTATGTCAGTCTTGATGATGTCAACATTTGTGTCGTTGAGTTCGATCTTTCCCTCTGTCCAAAGCTCTCGGGTCTCTCTAAAAAATTCAAAGTAACGATCCGATCCAGGCCGATAGATATTGTCAACAAAGGGAATCTCTCTCTTTGACATTTCCACTATGGACTCAAATACGAAATGTTCTCTAAAATTCTTCATTATCCTTTATGCTTTTTCCAGAGATCTGCGTCGGCGGTTGTTCTTGTCTTACCACCCGTGATGAAAGAGTTGACTCGGGCGTGACCCCACTGTTCCGGTGTTGTGCCGGGGCGATGTCCTGTTCTCCATGCAGCCACACCTCTCTTGTAAACCTGTTTGAGTATGGATGCGGAGATACCAGATGCCTTTGACTTCTTTGCAATCGACTTGTCTGCGGAGGATTCGTCAAGTTTCATCTTCTTACGAAGTGCTTCAATCTCCTTACGGATCTTCATCTGATTAGGAGAACCTGGCATATGTTTCATTGCCTTCGTATATAACTTGTAGAGTTTTGCCTTATCGTTCTCATCAAGGTTCATATCCTCATAGGCAAGGACTGGATCGGTTGTTTTAAAATCTTTCTTACGCATAATAGTTTTGTTTGTGACTTCGAACTCTCCGTTCTTAAAATCGACCACAACAGGTAGATTGAGATCGGACTGTATGTCCTTCAGAACTGCTTCGGCGTCTCCATGTTTCTTGATGTTCTTTCCTTTGTTCCTTGCGATCTTCTTGAACAATCTCTGTAACTCCTGAACTGTGATAGCTGGTTTGTTACGTTTGTCGTTCATACGATCCGCAAAATGTTTTGTAAATTCAATGTCAATGTCGAACTTATTCAAAAGACGATCACCGAACTTCTCAAGATCTGCAAGTTGTTTTGGCGTGACTTCTTCATTGTACAACTCCGGAAACTTCTTCTTCATTGCCTGAGTGTATTTCGAAGGTTTGGTCTTGGCGGACTTGTCGCCCGGAGCTGCTTTGTATGCCGAAGGATCATCGTCGTCTTTCTTCGCACCCTTCTCAAAGTGACGAGCTCGAGCGGCCTTAGTGGACTTCTTCATGTCCTTTCCTTTGGCATCTTTTCCGTAATACTTTGCGGGTTGCGTTCCCTTACGATCCTTTACATCCTTGTCCTGTCGAACTTCAGAAAGACTATCAACGAAGTGTTTGTTTTCGTTGGTGTCAATGATGAAATTTGTTCTTCTTTCGGCGATGGTGATCTCGTTGTTACCTGAGTAAACGGTATCTCCAACATTGAAGATGTCACCCGCAACATATCTCTCACGAATAGTAGACAACTGAGGCAACTGAATATGTTTGCGAAAGTTGACCATTTCTTTCAATCCCATTCTCTTACGAAGTAGATTGAAGAGTGTCATATCCTCACCATAAGACCTTGGAAGACCCTGCGAAAAGGATTTGAAGTCACCTGCAACTGCGGCTGCTCTCATCTTAGAGGCGCTCATTCCTGTAACACCTTCTGCATCGGGATCTCTTTCACCAGCGGAGATCACATCGATACCGTCCGGAAACTCGTAGAAACCGTGCCGTCCCTTGACTCCAACATACTTGTTGAGAAGTTTACGAAACTCGGCAACACGATCCGATCCAACAACCATTACAATACGAGTGAATCCCTGATCGTAAAGAGAAGTGGCCACATCAAAGACGTTCGTGATTCGCGAATCGAGAATGATGTTTCGTCCGTGCTTTGGAAACATCTTACGCATAATCTTTACCTTCTCATCGTACTGAAGAGGATTTTTCTTGGCATCTTGAGAGTGAGATGCGTACACACGATAGTTGCTGCCAATCGCAACCGATGCAAGTTTGTTCATCAACTTCTCGTGGCCTGTTGTCGGTGGATTGAACCGACCAAAAGTGAATACCACTTCCTTTTTCTTATCCTCGTTGTACTGTATAAATGATTTCACTGTATTATTTATCTCTCCCAACCTTTGACTACATCCTTTGAAAAATTGTTCATTGAGAACTCCATACGATCCACAAGTTTTACGGCACCGTCGTTTGTCTTGTCGATTGCAACAAAACCTTCACTGCCCGTGACTTTGAAACCGTTTCGAGTTCTTACAAAAGTGTCAAGTTCTTTGACCTTATCGAGTTTTGAAATGATAAGAAGTTTTGCATCAACGAGTGCGTTCTGTAGAGCAAAGACCAGATCCAAGTTCTTTTTGTTATCCTTTGAGAAGAACTTCATAACCTCATCAAGTTTTGCCTGTACTCCGGCCTTACCCTTATCGGTCTTTCTCTTCTCGATTTCCTTACCAAATTTATTTCCAAACCAAAGGATCAAATCGTTGACGTGTTTCCCCGTGTTCTGTATCCTCTCGCCTCTCCGCACCAAAGAATTGTTGAAGGTCTCGATGTATCCAGCGAGCTCGCTGTTTGATTGGAGTTGACGCAACGTAGTGCCCGCTATCTTTTGGAATATCTTTCCTGCTTTTGATAGTGCCTCCGTTACCTCTCTTGTTTCGGTGTCCGTGAGTGTTGCTGTTCCGCTTTGATCTTTGTAATCTGCGTCCTGATACCATATAGAAGTTTTTTTCTTAAGTTTACCAATATCTACTCCGTATGATGCTTTCATTTCCTCAAAGGATTTTCCTGTGTAGGTTGTATGAAAGACCACACCTAAGTTTGCCTTCCTTATGGTTTTTGCTAGATCGGACTTGACGGGTACTGCATAGACGATTGTGTTTGGTTGGAATGTTATGTACTTCTCACCGTCGATATTCTCAACGTTAAGATCATTCTTTGTAAACATAATATCGCCTTGAATCACATCTTTGATTCCAAGATCTTTCAATTCATTGTACGCTGTTACGAGTTTATCCGCAAGATCTCCGGAAGTATCAGCACGAACATCGGCTTCTGACTTGTAGACCTTCGGATCCTTGTTGAAAATCCCTTTCTTTGCAACGAAGAACTTACCATCACTTGGATCAGTTCCGGCAAAGACTGCGGGCGCTCCGTCCCACTTGACTGTTACATCGAATCGGCTCTTACCCTGTCCCGCCAACATATCGCGAAACGCACGAAGAGCAGCAATTGCATCTCTCGCACCAGTCACACCACCGTAGACCACACGATCTTCGATGTGCGTCATATGGACATTCTTGCCCGCCTTTGACTCGACTATAAACTCTTTAAATCCTATCATTTTGTCGCCGGATTTGGTTTATAGTCACACATAATGTGAGAAGGATAGAGACCACCCTGTTTATTTCTTATGTTGAATTTGAAGATGTAAAGAGGTGTCACAACCTCAATGTCGATTCTTTTTGCCTCGCCCGGTTTTGGATAGAGGATTCTGATACTCTTGATCGTAGACGCCCTTTTCATTCGAGATGCAGTCATCTCGTAGAACTCTACTTTCTTACCCTTTCGATGAACCATCCAATAACCATAACCAATACCAGTTATCAACAATCTCTGTAGAGCCTTTTTATTAGCCCTCGGATTGACAATATCTTTTTTACCGGATCTCTTTGATGTTTTTGGATCGTATTTTGTGAAGGTCTCAATGAATCT